TTACTTTATCCAAATGACGGTGGTACCACAAGTGGTGGTGCACATAGATATATGTTTTACGAAGCAAGCGGTTTAGCAAGTAGTACTCAGCTTAGTTGTACCCACATCAATTCAAACGTTAGAGCGGGTGTTGGTTTACCGGCAATAGATTTTACTGGATATAGTGGTTTAAAGTTAGAGTTTTGGGCACATGTATTTGGAGCTGGATTTCATGGGAACACGAGTTGTGACGAGGTTGGATTTGCTGTTGCTGTCACCAACTCAGCCACATCAACATCATCAGCTAATGAAATTGCAACAGGGTTGGGACTAAGTAGTGATACAGCTGGAGGCGCAGAAATGACATATACTGACTTAAGTGGTAATGTTGTAACAACTAAAAGGCTTGGTGGTGATGGGCAAATACAAACTTCAGGTCACGGTTCTGTAGCAGATGGAGCTAAGTGGATTAAAGTTACGGCTGATATAAGTGGTGCTAGTGGAGCAAGCGATGCTCGTATATACTTTACAAACATTACTCATGGCGGTCAGGGTACTGCAACTTCAAGATATCAACAAGATGTTTGTGTAGATAATATAAGAATAACAGGATTGGTATAATATGGAAAAATGTACAGAATGTGCAGAAGGCACAATAAAAATAGTTAAATACGTTTGTAGAGAAAACGATTACGCTTTGTTAGAGGATAACGGAGATGTTATAGAAAAATATGACGAACACGGTCTATCAAGTGATGATAATGAAATTGGGGATGTTGATAGATACAAGCTGTGCTCCTGTGGTAAAAGATTTGAAATATAACTAATAATTAAATAAAATTAAATAAAATGGCAAAAAAAGAAAAAGAAATAGAATTAAAAGTAAAAGCAGAAAAAATATCTGAAGAACATTTAACTGAGTTACAAAAATTAGTAAATGGTATAAATGGTATACAGTTTAATATAGGTAAAATTGAATCTCAAAAACACGAGATGCTACATCAACTAACCGTACTGCAACAAAAGACACATCAAATGCAAGACACTTTGCAAAAAGAGTATGGAACTTATGATGTTGATTTGACTGATGGTAAGATTAACTGGCCTGAAGATAAAAAGAAAGAAGATGAAAAATAATATCATCAGAAAAATAACTATAGGTAAAGATTACAAAAATGATTCTATGCACTATGCTGTGGATCAGGAGGTTTACGGAGGTCATAAGATTTGTGATATAATAGAGGAAGAAGATAAATACTGTATTTATATTAGAAAAGGAGACGTAGTTATACCTTGGAAGGACTTTAATAAAAACATGGCTATATCAGTTGAGTATAATCTAGAATACTAATGAAACCTTTTAAAGATTTTATAGTATCACCAATTGGCGATAGATATAATAATATCGCAAAAGTTGGTGATAAGAGTTTGATACTCAACACTGATATATACAATCATGAGTTTGTTAATAGACAAGCTAGTGTAATCGCTACTCCATTATTATTTTCATCACCTATAAAAGTGGGTGATGAAATAATAATACATCATAACGTTTTTAGAAGATGGAACGATATGAAAGGTAAAGAAAAAAATAGTAGATCTTACTTAAAAGAAAACCATTATTTAATATCTCCTGACCAAGTATATTTATACAAAAGAAAAAAGTGGAATGTTATTGACGGTTACACTTATATAAAACCAATAGTATCAAATGATAAAATGTCATTTAGCGCAGAAGAAGAGTTGATAGGTATTGTTAAATACTCTGATGGTACTTTTGATATAAACGAGGTAGTAGGATATAGACCTAGAACAGTTGTTGAAGATTTTGTTGACGGAGAAAGATTATATAGAGTTATGAATAAATTTATTACAATTAAATATGGACATAAAGGAAACAAAAAAGAATATAATCCAAGCTGGACACAAAGCGGTTGAAGAGTTAATTAAGGTTGCTAGAGAAGAGATAGTTGATTCAGACGAAGATATATCAGCGGATAGATTAAAGAATGCGGCTGCTACAAAGAAATTAGCTATATTTGATGCATTTGAAATACTAAACAGAATTCATGAAGAAGAGGCTATGTTAGAAGGCAAGCCTGTTGAAGAAGAAAAAAAGACTACATTCAAAGGATTCGCAGAGGGAAGGTCTAAGTAATGTATAAACAAACATTATATAAGGTTGTAAAACCTATAAAATTAAATACCATCAAAAGACTTAATAAGTCTAAGAAGTGGGAATATGGTTATAACAAGGAAAATGATATTATTAGTATTAGTAAAAGTGGGCAAATTGGTGAAGTACTTGAAATCCAAGATCTTCAAATAGCTCTACCTAAACAACCAAGCGAGATATATAGCTGTAGTAAAATAAAGTCAGAGCAAAAGTGGAAACAATTCCCTGCTAATCCTGAGTTTAAAAGAATTAAAACTGTATTTGACTGGCAAGATTATCCAGATGATTTTAAAGAAAAACATTATGGATATATAGACGAAGAGTTTAAGAGAAGAGAAGAAGGTTTTTGGTTTATGAATAACGGAAAACCAACATATATAACAGGAACACACTACATGTATTTACAATGGAGTAAAATAGATGTTGGTGCTCCAGATTTTAGAGAGGCCAATAGGTTATTCTTTATATTCTGGGAAGCTTGTAAAGCAGATAAAAGAAGTTATGGAATGTGCTATTTAAAAAATAGACGTTCAGCTGAAACTGTTAATTTAGCTACATTAGCTAGTGATAGTAGATTTGGTATATTATCTAAAACTGGTGCTGATGCGAAGAAAATGTTTACGGACAAAGTAGTACCTATTAGTTTAAATTATCCATTCTTCTTCAAACCAATACAGGACGGTATGGACCGACCAAAGTCCGAGCTCGCTTACAGGGTGCCAGCTAAAAAGTTTACTCGTAGAAAAATGAGGGAGCGTGAAGAACAAGATGATATGGAAGGTCTTGATACTACTATTGACTGGAAAAATACAGGTGATAATAGTTATGACGGTGAAAAATTATCTTTATTAGTTCATGATGAAAGTGGTAAATGGGAAAGACCTGACAACATAAAAAATAACTGGAGAGTTACAAAAACTTGTTTACGGTTGGGTAGTAGAATTATAGGTAAATGCATGATGGGGTCAACTTCCAATGCTTTAGATAAAGGAGGTGACAATTTTAAAAATTTATATAATAACTCTGATGTAACAAAAAGAAATAGAAATGGACAAACAAAGTCTGGATTATATTCTTTATTTATACCAATGGAGTGGAATTACGAGGGATTTATTGATGAGTATGGCCAACCAGTTTTTAATACACCAGAAAAAACTAAAGTTGATCCACAAGGTTTAGATATAGATTATGGAGTTATAGACCATTGGGATAATGAAGCCGAAGGATTAAAAGATGATCAAGACGCGCTAAATGAATTTTACCGTCAATTTCCTAGAACTGAAGAGCATGCGTTTAGAGACGAAACTAAAAATAGTATATTTAACCTTATTAAAATATACGAACAAATAGATTACAACGAAGGTAATAAAAACTCTTCAGTAATAACAACTGGTAGTTTTCAATGGACTAATGGCGTGAAGGACACACAAGTTGTATTTACTCCAAACCCAAATGGTAGATTTAAAATAAGTTGGGTGCCAGAGCAAAGATTGCAAAATAATGTTATATTAAAAAATGGAGTAAAGCACCCAGGTAACGAACACATGGGAGCGTTCGGTTGTGATTCATATGACATATCAGGAACAGTAGATGGTGTTGGATCTAAAGGTGCGTTACATGGATTAACTAAATTTTCAATGGAAAATGCTCCAGCTAATACTTTCTTTTTAGAATATATAGCAAGACCACAAACGGCTGATATATTTTTTGAAGACATACTAATGGCACTAGTGTTTTATGGGATGCCAATACTTGCGGAAAATAATAAACCAAGATTATTATATTATTTAAGAAGAAGAGGATATAGAGCGTTTAGCATGAATAGGCCAGATAAGATTTGGAACAAACTATCAACAGCAGAAAAAGAAGTAGGTGGTATACCAAACTCTAGTGAAGATATAAAGCAAGCCCACGCGGCTGCTATTGAAACTTATATTAACGATCACGTTGGGTTGTTACAAGATGGTACTTATGGAAATATGTATTTTAACGAAACATTAAACGACTGGTCTAGATTTGATATAACTAAAAGAACAAAGCACGATGCTTCAATAAGTACTGGATTAGCTATAATGGCTTGTAATAGACATTTATATAGACCAAATCCAGTTAAACAAAAAACCTCTTTAAACCTTAATATTTCAAAGTATAATAACAAAGGATTTCAATCAACAATAATAAAAAATAAAGTATGACAGAGTCTGTTATAAATTTTCCATCACAAGCGGTTAGCGATTTAGAAAAGCTTAGCTTGGACTACGGTTTAAAAGTAGCTAGAGCCATAAAATGGGAGTGGTTCAATGGCAATGAAAGTAAATATTATAGTAACGTAAATAATTTTCATAAATTAAGATTATACGCTAGAGGAGAGCAGCCGGTGCAAAAATATAAAAATGAATTATCTATAAACGGTGATTTATCTTATCTTAATCTTGATTGGAAACCAGTGCCAATTATATCTAAATTCGTAGATATAGTAGTAAACGGCATGGCTCAAAGAACATTTGAAATAAATGCTTTTTCACAAGATCCTTTTGGCGTTAGTAAAAGAACTGAGTATATGGAATCTATACTTAGAGACATGAGATCTAAAGAATATAACGATATAGTTCAGCAAAAATTTGGAATTGATCTTTACGAAAATGATAAAGAAAATTTACCAGAAACAGAAGAAGAACTAGCGTTGCATATGCAATTGAGTTACAAGCAATCTATAGAATTAGCTGAAGAACAAGCTTTAAATGTTTTATTTGAAAACAGCGATTACGAACTTGTAAGACGTAGAACTTTATACGACTTAACTACTATAGGTATTGGCGCGACTAAAACAACTTTTGATTGGTCTGAAGGCGCTAAAGTTAAATATGTTGATCCAGCTAATTTAGTTTATTCGTATACTGAATCCCCTTATTTTGATGATATATATTATGTTGGTGAGTTAAAAGAGTTACCAATAAACGAACTTGTTAAAGAGTTTCCAGAGTTGACAGAAGAAGATATTAAAATGATAACTCAAACTAAAGACCAAAGTAGGTATTTATATAGTAAGAGCGATGATAAAAATAAAGTACAGGTATTATACTTTAACTACAAAACTCATATGAATGATGTTTATAAGTTAAAGAAAACTGGAAGTGGAGGTGAAAAAGTTATAGAAAAAGATGACACGTTTAATCCACCTGTTAAAAGTATGGATGGTGATTTTAGTAGATTAGAAAGAGTTGTTGAGGTATTATATGAAGGTGTTTATATTCCAGGATGCGATAAACTATTAACTTGGGGAATGGCTGATAATATGATGAGATCTGATTCTGATTTCAATGTAGTTAAAATGAATTACCAAATAGTAGCGCCTAGAATGTATCAAGGTAGAATAGAATCGTTAGTTAGTAGAATAACTGGTTTTGCGGATATGATACAACTTACGCATTTAAAGCTGCAGCAAGTTATGGCTCGTATGGTACCTGATGGTGTATATTTAGACGCTGATGGTTTAGCTGAAATAGATTTAGGTAACGGAACAAATTACAATCCACAAGAAGCATTAAACATGTTCTTTCAAACTGGTTCTGTTATCGGTAGAAGTTTTACATCAGAGGGAGACATGAACCCAGGTAAAGTTCCAATACAGCAAATAAACAACGGTGTATCTGGTGGTAAACTACAAGCTTTAATACAGACGTATAATTATTATTTGCAAATGATAAGAGATGTGACCGGATTAAACGAGGCTAGAGATGGTAGTATGCCTGATGCTAATGCTTTAGTTGGAGTACAAAAATTAGCAGCCGCTAACTCAAATACGGCTACTAGACACGTACTTCAATCGATGTTATACTTAACAGCTGAAGTTGCTGAATGCCTGTCATTAAGAATATCTGATATTGTAGAATATTCTCCAACTAAAAATGCTTTTATACAAGCGGTAGGAGCTCACAATGTTGCTACATTAGAAGAGTTAAAAAACTTACATCTTCACGATTTTGGTATATACATTGAAATGTTGCCAGATGAAGAAGAGAAAGCAATATTAGAAAACAATATACAAGTTGCTTTATCAAAAGATTCAATAGACTTAGACGACGCTATTGACTTAAGGGAAGTTAGAAATTTAAAGTTAGCAAACCAATTGCTAAAATTAAAAAGAAAAAAGAAAATGCAAAGAGATCAAATGATGCAACAGCAAAATATACAAGCCCAAGCTCAAGCTAACGCTCAACAACAACAAGCTGCTGCTCAAATGGAAATGGAAAAAAATAATTCAAAAATGCAAGCTGATATGCAACTAGAACAAACTAAAGGGCAATTGCAATCTCAGTTTTTACAACAAGAAATACAAGGTAAAAAAGAATTAATGCAGTTTGAGTTTGAATTAAACTCTAAGTTAAAACAAATGGAAAGAGATACTAGCGCTGCTAATGAATCAATGAGAGAAGATAGAAAAGATCAAAGAGTTGATAGGCAAGCTGGCCACCAAATGAACATGATTGACAAAAGAAAAGAGGGTGATACTCTTAATAAGTTTGAATCGTCAGGTAATGATATACTTAGTGGGGACGCTAATATAGACATGATTGGCATGTAATTAATATTTAATATTTTATAAAATTTTATTATGGAAGAACTAAACGAAGAAGTTGTTGAAAAAACAACAGACCAACCTATTGAAGAGGTTACAGAAAACAAAGTGGAACAACCACGAGATGAAACAGGTAAATTTAAATCTAAATTTGAAAGCGCTAAAGATGATAGTGTTTATAAAGTAGATTTAAATAAACCAGTTTCAACAGAAGAACCTGTAGAAGAAGAGGTTCAAAAAGAAAATGTAGTTGAAGAAGTTGCAGAAGAAAAACCTGTAGAAGAGAAAGAAGAAGCAATAGAACAAGAGCAAGAAGAAGCTCCAGTGCTTGAGGAAATAACAACTGAAGATTTAATTGAAAATAAAGATATTGTTGAAGAAGCTATAGAAGAAACGCAAGCTACTGGAAAACCTTTACCAGAATCTATACAAAAGTTAGTTGACTTTATGGAAGAAACTGGAGGTGATATAAACGACTACGTAAATTTAAATCGTGATATAAGTAAAATGGACGATGCAGAGATATTAGATGAGTACTACAAGGAAACAAAATCTCATTTAACACCTGAGGAAAGATCATACTTATTAGAAGATTCATTTGGCATAGACGAAGAACTTGATGATGAAAAATCTGCACGAATGAAAAAAATAGCCCTTAAAGAGCAAGTTGCCGAGGCTAAAGCCTATTTAGACGGGCAAAAGTCTAAATACTATGAAGAAATTAAAGCTGGGTCAAAGTTGACTCAAGAACAACAAAAGGCTATTGATTTCTTTAATAGATACAATAAGGAATCTGAAAGTCAAAAGAAGATAAATGAAGCAAGTAAAAGAACATTTTTAAATAAAACTAATAATCTTTTTAACGAAGAGTTCAAAGGTTTTGAATACAAAGTTGGAGATAAAAAATATAGGTTTAATGTTAAAGATGTTGATAAAGTAAAGACAACTCAAAGTGATATCAATAACTTTGTTAACAAATTTGTTGGTGAAGATAAAACAACTATTGAAGATGCTAAAGGTTATCATAAATCTTTATTTACAGCTATGAATGCGGACGCTATTGCTAATCATTTTTATGAACAAGGCAAAGCTGACGCAACAAAAGCTAGAATTGCTAAAGATAAAAATATAAACACTGAGCCTCGTAAATCTCACGGCGAAATTAATGCTGGCGGTTTAAAAGTTAGAATACTTGGTGATTCTTCTTCTGATTTAAAAAACAGATCCTTCAAATTTAAAAAGAAGTAAAACAATTTAAAATAAATTAATTATGGCAATTACCCCAGGAGCTCAGACTAGAGCTGCTTCAGTACAAGCAACTTTATCTGAAAATTATTTGGACATCCAAAATAGTGGATGGGCACAGCAATATCTTCCTGACTTAATGGAAAAAGAAGCTGAGGTATTCGGAAAAAGAACTATCTCAGGATTTCTTGCTCAAGTAGGTGCAGAAGAAGCTATGTCAGCTGATCAAGTTATTTGGTCAGAACAAGGTAGATTACATCTATCTTATAAATGTGAAATTCAAACAGCCGCTACCGGTATAGTAAAAATTACTAACGATATCGATGCTAGTGGTTCTGCGTTTACATTAGGAACTAGTCACGGTATAAGAGTTGGTGATATGGTATTATTAGCTGGTGGCGGACAAACTATAACTTGTAACGTCGCTGCTGTCGACTTAGATTCATCAGGCGCTGCAGCAACATCCGCTAACAACTATATAAAAGTTTTACCATACGCTGAAGAAAATATTGATGATTTAGGATTTGGTGATAGTGATGATACTTGTACTATACTAGTGTTTGGATCTGAGTTTAAAAAAGGAACAGACGGTAGAAGTACAGCTAATGAACCATCTTTCACAACTTTTACTAACAAACCAATTATATTAAAAGATCTATACGAAGTATCAGGATCTGATGCTGCGCAAATCGGTTGGGTTGAAGTAAGCGGTGAAGACGGACAAAATGGTTATTACTGGTACTTAAAAGCAGAGGGTGACACAAGAGCTAGATTCTCTGATTACCTAGAAATGGTATGTATTGAATCTGAAAAAGCTGACACTAAATCATTAATTAATGATGGTGTTGTTGGTACTAACGAGCTACAAGGTACAGAAGGTTTGTTTTCGGCTGTTAAAACTAGAGGACATCAAACGTCTGGTGTAACAGGTGTTAACGCTGCTACTGATTTAGCAGAGTTTGATGCTATCTTAGCTGAGTTTGATAAAAACGGTGCTATTGAAGAAAATATGATGTTTGTTAATAGAGCTACTGCTCTAGCTATGGACGACATGCTTGCTTCAATGAATTCTTACGGAGCTGGAGGTACTTCTTACGGAGTATTCGACAACGACGAAGATATGGCATTAAACTTAGGATTCTCAGGATTCCGAAGAGGTTCTTACGACTTCTATAAGTCTGACTGGAAATACTTAAACGATCTAGCTACAAGAGGTGGTATTAACGCTGCTGCTACGGCTGGTGAGGACATTAGAGGTATTATGGTACCTGCTGGTGTTTCTTCTGTTTATGATGAAGGTTTAGGAAAGAACATGAAAAGACCTTTCTTACATGTTCGTTATAGAGCTTCTCAAATGGAAAGCAGAAGAATGAAGACTTGGATTACTGGATCTGTTGGTGCGGTTACATCTAAGTTAGATGCTATGCAAGTTAATTTCTTATCAGAAAGATGCATGGTAGTACAAGGAGCTAACAACTTTATGTTAATGAACTAGTACTTATTTAAGATAGGGCGGTTCGCCGCCCTATTTTTTTATTAATTTTTATTATATTATATTATGGCAAAGAAAAAAATAACTGAGGTCGAAGAGCCTATAGTTAAAGAAACAGTGGTTGTTAAAGAGCAACCGGTTGTAAAAGAGCAACCTAAGGTTGAGGCTCCTAAAGAAAAAGCTAAACCAAAAAATACTTGGGAAATAAAAGATAGAACTTACGTTTTAAAAAATGGAAGAAAACCATTAAGTAAATCTGTAAAAGCTACAGGTATATACTGGTTTGATGAAGAAAAAGGTTATGAAAGAGAGTTGAAATATTGCGAAAATCAAAGAACAGTTTTTGTTGACGAAATGAAAGGTGATCAAAGATTAGCTCATATTATTTTTAGAGCTGGCGTATTACACGTAAAGAAAAACAAAGTGCCTCTTCAAAAACTTTTATCTATATATCACCCTCAAGCAGGAAAAACTTGGGTTGAATTAAAACCAAAATTACAAGCTGCTAACCAAGTTCAAAATATTGAATTAGAATTAAAGGCTATGAATATGGCTATGGATATGGAAATAAACATGGCTGAATCTATAATGAGAGTAGAAACAGGATCTAAGGTCTCAAAAATGAGTTCTAAAGAACTTAAAAGAGATTTATTAATATTTGCTAAGAAAAATCCTAAATTATTTTTAGATCTTGCAAATGATGAAAATATACAACTTAGAAACACTGGTATCAAAGCTAGAGAAATGGGATTAATTAAATTATCACCAGATCAACGACATTTTAGTTGGGGCTCTAATGATAAAAAGTTAATGACGGTTCCATTTGAGGAGCATCCATATTCAGCTTTAGCTCAGTGGTTTAAAACTGACGAAGGTATGGAAGTGTATTCTATTATAGAAAAAAGAATGAAATAATAGTTTTTTAATAACTAAAGATAGCCACCCGTTAAGGTGGCTATTTTTATTTAGGGGCTAACCTTCCGCTTTATTATGTAACTATATAATAGTAAAATATATTATTATGAAATCAAAAGGACTCGGAGATTCAATAGAAAAATTCACAACATTTACGGGTATAAAATCATTTGCTCAAATGACAGCTAGGGCCATGGGTAAAAAAGATTGTGGATGTAACAAAAGAAAAGAAACATTAAATAAAATGTTTCCATATAAAAAATAAAAATAATGATAAGTGTAGATACAGTATATCAAAAAGTTTTAGCATTAGCTAATAAAGAACAAAGGGGTTATATAACGCCTCAGGAGTTTAATTTATTAGCAGATAAGGCTCAGCTTGAAATAATAAACGATTATTTTCATAAAATAAAAACATCTCATTTAAAACCTAAAAACTATTCAGAAAACTCTGATGAGTTAGAAATGGTTAGAGAGAAGATGAGCTATATAAGAACTAAAGCAGAATCTGTACCAATAACCATAAGTGACAGTTTAGATAAAGCGACGCTACAATTACCTAACGTATATATGTTAGCTACAATACACACAGCACACGAATACGACTTAAACGGCCAAGCAACTTATCAAGGTGGAAATGAAATTGTAGGTGTAGACAAGCCTCAACTTTTAAACATGTTAAGAAATCCACTGCTTAGACCTACGCAATCTAGACCCGTGTATATAAGACAAGAAAATTCTCTTTCAAATAATACAAATACTCACACGATAACTTTAGAAATATATCCTGGTGATATTGGAGCTTCATCTGTAGATATAGAATATTGGGCAAAACCAGCTAATCCTAATTGGGGATATGTTATTGTTAATGGAAAAACACTTCATAACTTTAATACTAGTATAAACTTTTCACTACACCCTATAGAAGAAGAACCTTTAGTTATGAGAATATTGCAACTAGCAGGAATAACAATAGACAAACCACAATTACAACAATCAGTTATGGTTGACCAGCAAACTACTAAACAAAATCAAAATAGTTAATTATGGGATTACTAGACAATCAAACGCAAAATGCTTATTACACAGGTGGAGACGCTGGTTCTTATCAATTTACTACAATGGACAATATTATATCAGCCTTTATGGTTGCTTATGTTGGTGAAGATAAAATAATATCTAAGATTAGTAGAACAGACGTTCAGTTTCACGCAATGCGTGCTATACAAGAATTATCATATGATGTTTTTCGTTCTGTAAAATCTCAAGAAATAGAAGTGCCTGCTACATTAACAATGATGCTACCTCAAGATTATGTTAACTACGTGAAATTAGCTAGAGTAAGTAGCACGGGTATAGAAAAAATATTATATCCAGCTAGAAACACGTGCAACCCTTTTGCTATAACTCAAAACTCTGATGGCGTATATCAATTTACAGGTGATAACTTAACTGAGCAAACTCCTAGTAACACTTGGTCTAACTATCAAAGTTTACCAGAAGTAGATCATTATTCTGATGACTCAACAGATATTGAAATAGAAAATAGAGGTAGAAGATATGGATTAGATCCTCAATATGCTCAAGCTAATGGAACTTTTTATATAGATAATCTTAGAGGGCATATTCATTTTAGCTCTAGCCTTAGTGGCGAAACTATTATATTAAAATATATAAGTGATGGATTAGGTACGGATAACGAAATGGTTGTACATAAGTTCTGTGAAGAGGCTTGTTACAAGTGGATAGCTTATGGTATATTATCTACAAGATCAAATATACCACCATTTATAGTACAAAGATTTAAAAAAGAAAAGTTTGCTGAAACTAGAAAAGCAAAAATTAGATTATCAAATATTAAGATAGAAGAATTTACTCAGGTATTAAAAGGAATGAGTAAACCAATAAAATAAAATTATGCCAGAAATTAAAAACACATTTACCGGAGGTAAAATGAACAAAGATCTTGATGAAAGATTGGTTCAAAACGGTGAATACAGACATGCTTTAAACGTTCAGGTTAGAACCACTGATTCAGCTAACGATGAAGGAATTGGTAATGCTGGTACTGTCCAAAATATGTTAGGTAATTCTTTATTAAATCAACTACCTAACGTTTTTCCTGAAGACAATAAGCATATTTGTGTTGGCTCTGTTGGTGATGAAAAAAATGATAAAGCTTATTTTCTTTTTGGCTCTTCATTTAACCAAAGTTTTAGCATTGCTGATATTAATAACATTGTCGATAACGATGAGGTTAGAATTTATTTTGATACTATTATTGAAACAAATTTTGCAAATAATTTATCTGAACCAGTTGTTGTTGACGTTTGGAAAGTTATTTACTCAGGAAGTTCTTTAATAGCTCAACTTGGAAATTCTACAGCTGAAGATTGGTTTGGTCAAAATGAAACTGCTACAGCTTGGACTGAATTAAATGTAACAGATGTAGACAATATTAGACCAGGTATGTTTATAAGATTTTGGGATCTTAATGGAAACGTAACTTTAGAAGACATTGAAATAAAAGCTATTGATGAAAATACTATATTATTAAAAGAGCAACAAACAATAGAATTAACAACAGCTAATTCTATGGTTATAGAATTTTACGCTCCTAAAGTTTTAAATTTTAGATCAGAGTTAGATGACAATTTTGTAACTGGTATAAATGTTATCGATGATTTTTTAATATGGACTGATAATAAAAGTGAACCAAAAAAAATACATATACCAAGATCAAAAGCTGGTACAACCTCAAGCATTTCTCACACTAAATTATTTTTAACTAATCCTGAAGACACAAGTCAATACGTCGATGCTAACACTTTAGTTAACCAATTAGACAATGGTAGTTTAGAAAATGGTTCTGGTGTAAATAGTTATTTAAAAGAAGAACATATAACTGTTATTAAAAAATCACCTAAAGCACCTCCTACTTTAGAAATGAGTAGTACTCATAATAGAAACGGGGTAGTTAATTCTTCTTGTACGTTTTCTTTTTTTAGCGATTACGATGAATCAACAAACATTTCTGATTTAATAAATTACAATGACTCAAGAGTAATAACAATAGATTCTAGTAATACTAATTTTATAACAAACGATATATTAATTTTTGAATTAGAAACTAATTCAGATTCTCAAGTAACAGCTACATTTATATCTTACTTAAATGAAAATGACGAAGAGGTTTTAGAATCAACTAATCGTATTAAAATTAATCTGATAACAGCATACCAAGGTATAACAGAAACTGACGTGTCTTGGGATTTAAAGTTACAACAAAGAGAGCCTTTATTTGAATTAAAACTTGTAAGGTTTGGTTATAGATATAAATATGAAGATGGTGAGTATTCTTCATTTTCTCCATGGTCTGAATTAGCATTTTTACCAGGTGAATTTGACTATAAAATAAATAAAGGTTTTAATTTAGGTATGGTAAATAACGTTCGCGAACTTATCATAAAAGATTTTATTCCTTATACAATGCCTTTAGATGTTGTTAGTGTGGATATACTATATAAAACAACAGATGCTCCTAGCGTTTATATAGCTGAAACAATAGACATAGGCTCTAACCAATGGGAGTTATTTACACCAAATGGAGAGGATTCCACACAAATAAAAACAGGTAGACTATCCATAACCTCTGAAATGATTCATAGAGTTTTACCTGAAAACCAAGCGTTAAGATCATGGGATAATGTTCCTCGTTACGCTTTGGCTCAAGAAATAATTGGTAATAGATTAGTGTTAGGTAATTACACACAAGGATATGATATAGGTGGTCCAATAAATTTAACACAAAACATTGTAAGTGCAAGTATACCGTCTAATTTAGTTAGTCAACCTCCTTTTAAATCTGTAAAATCTTTAAGAGATTATAAAGTGGGAATGGTATTTGGCGATAAGTATGGTAGAGAAACCCCCGTTATATCACCTGGTCACACTTTATCAGTTGACGAGACGGTTGATTCTTATGATTCTATAGTAGATGGTATAACAGTTGACAAAACTCTTTGTGGTAAACAAAATAGTATTACTGTTTCACAAAATTGGGAAAACGGTTCTAGTCCTGATGATTGGATTGATTACGTAAAATATTATGTAAAAGAAACATCTAGTGAATATTACAATTTAGTAATGGATAGATGGTACGATTCTGGAGATGGTACTGTTTGGCTTTCTTTTAATTCTGCTGATAGAAATAAAGTTGATGAAGAAACTTATTTAATATTAAAAAATGGTTTTGGTAACCAAACACCAGTTGTACAAAAAACTAAATATAAGATATTATCTATAGAAAACGAAGCCCCAGACTTTGTTAAAAAAGTTTATATACCAATAGGGCATCTTGGGGCACCAGATATTTCAGGCTCACAAGGAACTGGTGGTATTGATCAAAATAATACTGTAACAGATTCTATTTGGGCTAATGGACAAGATGCTAATACTGGGCCACCAAATGGGCTTATAGAGGGTACAACTTTAGCTGTTTCTAATGCTTTGTGGCAGTCTATATTTCCTGATCCAGAAGCAGATGATTTTGACGGTAATTATTTTGGGCAAGAAATAAAAGGCCTTCCTCAATTTAGAATAATTGGTACTTCTTTAGATGGTACTTCTTCTAATTTTTTATATAGTCAAGCAACTGATTGGGTTAGTCTTACTAATTATAAAAAGATATCTGTAGGTGATAGTCCTTTTATTGAGTTACAATGGTCACAGCCATTAGGTAGTCAAGTTGATTTTTATACAACATGGGTTAACTCAAACGGAATTACTGATATAAATAATAACGCTTTAGACGTTATGGACTTAGTTTATTCTATAGAATTTAGAGATAGTATAACCGAAAATAAACCTTGGTTTGATGGTAAGTTTTTTGTAAAAATACAACAGGATGCTTTAGTGCAACAGGAAGTAATGACATATTCTTTAGGGTTTCAGTGGCAAGCCTTAGGCAGCTATGACATGGCTTACATTTCTAGTACTGTTGAAAATGAAAGTTTACAACTAGGAGCGCCTTACACAGGGCAGTCTGCTGTATTTTCTTGGCAGAGTGTTTTAGACAGTTTAACAGGCGATAGTTTATCAACAAGTTGGTGGTATAGTAATTTTAATCAAATTTTAGATTCAGGCCCTGATAACAGTGGTGATTGGACCAACTTAACAAATAATGTTACAGACGACTTTTTTGAAACAGGAGTAAGAGATTTTTGTGCAAACGGTCCTTTTACAGATTTTTTTAATGAAGATGATACTTTTGGCGCTGGCGTTAATTGGTTTGGTCAATTAGGACCTCAAGTTTTTAATGGTTTACCTAACGGTCAAGATAATGAATATGAAGGTCAAATTTATAGTTGTGACTCTTGCACTAGTATAGCTTCAACGGCTAATGGTTCTGATTTTGAAGATTCATTTCATAGTAGCTCAAATACTTATTTTGCAAACCCAGACAACAGTAATGAATTTAATATACTAGCAAACTCTGGTGTATTTGCTTCTTGCACTTGGCAAGATAACTTTGAGACTAGAAACTTTTGGAGAGCGTGGACCGATAGCCATAATCAAACTTATCAATCTGATACTATATTTTTAGATTCTTCAAAGACTAGATTTTTTGAATGGTTTACTAATGACTACGGCGTATATGATTCTGACTATCAAGAACAATTAGCGCCTGGCCTAGATGATGCAAGGCAATTTTTTAAGCATGAAGCTTTTAGCAATAGCGGTAATGTTAGCGCTGGAACTTATGATGAAATGACAATATCTTATATTTTTCCAGATGGTGGAGGGCCATATTCAGGTGATGCTTTTGAGCTTTGGAACCAATTAGACACGGAAGATAATCTTTTCTTTTCTATAGGTGACGATCCTCAAATATATAAAATTATAAATGTAAAAGACGGTAGAGGCCGAAACTATTCTAAAAATACGCTACCTGGTTTTGATGGTCAAGTTGGCACTATAGGTGGTAATCCCACCTCTGTTAGTGGAGATGTTTATGTAGAAAATACTGTTACGACACAGGTAAATAATTTTTTTACAGAACAATGCGTTCCATGTAACCAGACAGTTAACTTAACGCTTTTAAATAACGTTCCGTTAAGTTACACCAACGAACAACTTGAAGATTACTTTTTATACGCCAGTGAGGGTGGCCCCGCTGTTGTTGGTTCGGTTAACGCTTTCAACTCAGGAACATACCCCACTGAAGATAGAAAAGGTTGTACTAGATTTACAAAAAAAATTAGATTTGTTGCTGTAGATTCTACAACGGTGGCGTACTTACAAGACGGTTCAGACAACGTTGGCGCTAATTTAGATACTTACGATCCACGTGGCCATTTACATCATGACGGTAGAGATACTTTAAAAATATTCTTAAAGAAACCTGTACCAGTGTCATATATAGATAGTGATCCAAATAATGAACTAGGAGCCGTATGGGAAACTGAACCTAAAGAAGATTTAAATTTAGATTTATATTATGAAGCTTCAGGCGCTATACCTATTAGACTAAATAAAGAAAACGCTTTTAATTTTGCTCCAATAAATTCATCTGTTAGTATAAAAAGAAATGTACCTCAAGGAGCTAATATTTATGTTTTAAGTGATATTGATATAGCTTCTACAAGAAGCGACTTAAAGGTATCAAATATACATTTTACAGATCAATCTAACGAAGCTATTTTAGAAATAGTATCTAAAACACAATCCGCAGATCCAAACTTATCTAATCAATTTTTTTACCATAGTGGGCCATTTGATATTGAAGGACAGCAAGATACTTCTTTATACCCCGCTTTTGACGTTGATATAAAAATAGGTGATGTTCTAACTTTTACACATAGCAATGGAACTGAAACAAGAGCTACTGTAACAAGTTATTGGCAAGCAGTAACTCCGTCGCCAGATGTGTTTACTCAACCAGGTGTAGTTGATACAAGTCAAACTTTATCTAGTGGGCCTTTTTCTTTTAGTAAAAAAACTAATACTTTTCCAGGGTCAAATCAAATAATACCAAGCGGTTTATACGGTATTAGTATAGATGTTTGGAACGAAGATGTTAAATTACCTTGGTTTAATTGTTATGCTTTTGGTAATGGTGTTGAATCAGATAGAATTAGAGATGATTTTAATGCACCAACTATTGATAATGGCGTAAAAGTTTCTACAACATTTTCAGGTTATGGTGAAGAAGAAATAAAAAGTGGAATGATATACTCAGGTATATATAATTCAACATCACAAATAAATAGACTTAATGAATTTAACATGTCTGAAAAAATTACTAAGGAATTAAATCCTAGACATGGTTCTATACAAAGATTAAAGTCTAGAGACACGGACATGGTTGTATTTGCTGAAGATAAAGTTTTAAGATTATTAGCTAATAAAGACGCTATATTTAATGCTGATGGTAATCCTCAATTAACAGCTACTGATAAAGTTTTAGGTCAAGCTGTTCCTTACGCTGGTGATTATGGAATATCTAAAAATCCAGAATCATTAGCTTGGGATCAATATAGAATGTACTTTACGGATAAACAAAGAGGCGCTGTGTTAAGATTATCACAAGATGGTTTAACTCCAATATCTAGTGTTGGCATGAAATCTTGGTTTAAAGATAGATTATCAAAATCTGATTCTTTATTAGGCACATTTGACGTTGTTAATGGAGAATATAATCTTACTATAAAAGAACCCGCTGTAACAGTTGCTTTTAATGAGGGCGCTAAAGGTTGGGTTAGCTTTAGATCTTTTATTGCTAGCAATGGCTTATCTGTAAGTGGTAAATACGTAACAACAAATAATAATGGAATTTGGTTACATCACCAAGTAGTCAGTCTTGCAGGAGATATAATAAATAGAAATAATTTTTATGGAGAAGATTATAGATCTAGAATAACTTTATTATTTAACTCTCAACCTAGTTCTATAAAATCATTTAAAACTATAAACTACGAAGGATCTGATGGTAGAATAATACCTTTTTTAGGTCATACAGGTGTTGTTTTTACTGGAAACGTTAATACTAATACTGATGGAGATATAACAAGTAGCGTTACTTCTTTTCTTAGTGCAACTGATAATGAATATTATAATCTGACAGGGCAAGACGGATGGTGGTGTTCTAATATAAGAACTGATTTAGAAAGTGGAAAGGTCCCAGAATTTAAAAAGAAAGAAGGTAAATGGTTTAATAATATATCTGGAACTGGTATTGGTATTAATTTTAATGTTTTTGATACTGATCAATTTTCTGTTCAAGGCATAGGCCAATTAGCCGCAGATTCGTTTGTGCAAAATGCTAGCGAAGGAGATGGTAGCGATTGTTACCCAATATGCCCTGATGGTTTTGTTTGTAGCGAAGGAACTTGCGAGGAGGAAGTAATAATTATATCTGGATGTACTAATCCTTTAGCTGATAATTACAACCCCGCTGCAAACGTAGATGATGGAAGTTGCCAAGTTACAATAATAGGTTGCATGGATCCTATAGCGCCAAATTATAATCCATCAGCAACTGTTACTGATGATATAATACTAAGCACATTAAGTTGTAACGGCTGTGGTGTTAGTTCTGGCCCTTGTATAACTTGCGAAAATTACGTATTTGGATGTTATTCAAATATAAACGCGGTTAACTATAATCCATTTGCAAATAGAGATGGAGTGTGCTATTATCAAGGTGTTTTAGTTCCTTGTTTCCCAGGTCCTATAGATACTTTTATAGAACAACCTGGTGCTAGTTGTATGTTTGAAGGAAATTTAAATTGCAATTGGAATTCTGAAGGAACTGGAAGTCAACTTAGTAACAATGTTTATGGTGATATTGATGGTTGCATAGATGAAATTGAAGGTTGTACAAACCCTGGTTACAGTGAATATAATCCTTACGCAACTATAGATGATGGCACTTGTCTTTCATTATGTGGGGAAAATGTGGTTGGCTGCACAGATATTAATGCTTGTAATTATGATAATAATGCTACAATTGATAGTGGTAATTGTGATTACTGCTCTTGTAAAGGTTGTATGGATTCTTCTGCTATTAATTATAATCCATTTGCAACAAAACAATGTGATGAACCTATTGATAACGCTGGTGTAAATATAGATGAAGGGTTTGATAATTGTTGTGTGTATAATCAGTTAGTATTTAATATTTTATCTACTATTAATGTAAACCAGGGTGGCGACGGTGATATTATAGGTTGCACTTGCCCTGGCTATGCTAACTATGACCCATTAGCTATTTATCAATGTTGGGAAGTTCCATTTGAAGAATGCTGTGGGCCATCAACAGAGGTCGGTGTGGTAGGTTGTATGGAAGAAACAATAAATTTAGTTAACGCTACTGTGACAAATTATAATCCCGACGCGACAATACCAGATATATGCCAGTACGAGATACAATACTGTAGTGATGAAAGTGCTATAAATTACAACGTTGGAGGCTGGATAGATAATCTTACATCTAATTACACTTTAGTACCTAACGACAGTTTATGTGTGGCTACTGTTTCTGGATGCACAGATGTTAGTATGTCTAACTACAACGCTAGTGCAAATTTTGACGATGGTTCTTGTATTCCATTTATTTATGGATGTAATGATCCAAACTCTTGGAATTATAATCCATTTTTAAATTCAACAGATGCTGGTTCAAACCAACCATACTATTATGTGCCAACACTAACAGATTATGCAGGATATTTACCTAATATTTCGTTTGTTTATGACGGAGAGTGTCAACCTATAATATACGGATGTATGGACGATGGTTTTCAAACTTGGTCTCCTCATCCAGGTGTAGCTGCTACAAATTATGCTGGACCAGGTAATACAAATAATATAGACCCTCCAGCAAATACACAGTTTACTCAAACGTTTACTCCAGCTGAAAGTGGATATGGATTGCCAATGATGGAAGGTGGATCAAACGGTGTTGGAACGTGGTACCCTGGTACTGATGTTAGTGGTGTTTCTATAAACATATTAATGGGTAGTGATGGAGCGTCTGGATTACAATGTCCAACATGTCTTTGCACGTACCCTGAAACACAAGAGTTACAAGTAATTAATTATCCAGGAGACACGTCGGGTTTTGGAATTGAAGATGGTGTTACAACTTCATTAGTCGACCAACAAGGTAATACAGTAGATTAAAAATATAAATAAATAAAAATGCCATTAGAAGGATTACATATAGAAAATTTTGTTAAGCAAGAAAACGTTACTGGCGCTAATACTAGTCTAACAATAGACGGTGTTGAAAACACTAATGTGTTAGTAAGGTCTGCTAAATTAAGAATATCTGTTCAAGATGATTTAGAACCTTACGAAGGAGGTTGTGGTTATTGGTCTGTTTGTATTAATGATATTAAAATAAGTGGTTATCCTGGTAGAACGCAAGTGCCTTCTGGAGGTGGTCCTAATTCTGATTTTCTTCAAGTGTCTAAAATTTGGATGGGCACAGATGGCTTTATACACCCTGATAATCCAATAAAAGATACAGAGTACGAACCAAGTTATCAAAATAATGGTGGTAATAATATACCATGGATAGCTAATATTCCTTATGATGTTCCAGGTGGACTTGGCATTAACGGTAGGCCAAACAGAAATTATAAAAAATATCCTAAATCTAAAACTATATTACAGGGAGACAAGTCAATACAAGCTGTATTAAATGCAATTGATGAAGCTACTGCAGGGGGACAGGGTTATTTTATTGAAGGGGAGACTGATCCAGGTAATAATGATTGGCAAAACTGCGAAGGTACATATTGCTTTGGTAATATACAAATTAACTCAACAACAGGTGGTGGTTTACTGTTTGCCAGCGCTGTAGAAACTTTAGATGATTTTATAACAGGAGCTGGCTTTTCTGTTCCAAGCGATCCTGGTTTGGAGGGATCTTGGGAATTTAGTGGAGAGTTTAATTACTATGGATATACTTTTGGGGGTGAATATCCTAATACCCCGGTAAATCTAGGTTATTGGAAATATGTTGACGAGACGCAAACCGCTGCAGCCTTATGGGATAATAAAGTAGATCGTATTTTTACTTTTAATACAAACCCAACTACACCAAATATTTTATATGCTGATTACATAAGCCCTAACAACAATCAAGTTACACCGCAAGGTAATAAGGTTGACGTTATTGTTTTATTTGAAAACAATGTTTCTTTAAGTGACGATCTAACACAAATTAATATTGATTTTGATGGAAAACCAGTTTGGGTGGAAACTGATTGTGACGATGGAACGCCGCTAGCACTCCCAGGTCTACCAACAATTAGTAATACTATTATAACGCCTGATGTTATTGAAACCGGAAGCAAGGCCGTTGAGGTAAAAACTACTATAACAAAAGGAAATCATAATTCTTTTGACGCTCCAAGAACACTTAATTCTTTACCTTTTACAATTGAGGAAATAAACAATGGAGCAAATACAGATCATGATAGATTTATTATTAAAACAAATATTAAAGCTAATAGAACAGCTAGAATTGCTGATATTGAATTTAGTATTACAGACACAACTAATCCTTATACTAAAGATTTTGTAGAAGGCAGTACTCCTAGTGGGTATTTTAAAACGTTACCAAGACTTGCAAAAAACTACGATAACGTAACTTTAAAATTAAAAAGTAAAACTAAAACTGATGGTAGGGTAACTTCTTGCATATATGAACTACATAGAAAAAATAACTTATCACCAACTGTTCCTAACGTTTCATTTACTTATACTACTAAAAGATTTCTTAATTCACCTTTTGGAGGTATTAATCAAGAACCTAGCATAAACAAAATAAGAATAAATAAAAATTATGTTAGTAGTAGTGGAGAAGATATATTAGTAAGCATATATGGAACGCCTGGTGCAGCTTTTGGCGTAACTGTAAATGAAAGTGAGGTTTCTACCCACACTCACGCTGATGGACTTTCAACAACGGATGAAGCGGTAGAGCACGGGAACGACGTGTCGATACTTCCTAAGCCTATCATTAAAACGACCACGTTTCACGGTATGCCTGATTTCCCGGTGTTAACAGGCGTTATAGGTAAAAATGGTATTTTTAAATTTACACAAAAAATACCAGAAAATATAAATAGAAAAACTGAATTTGTTACAGCCCCAAGTAACGCAAGGGAAGATATAGTTTTTAAAAGTTTAAATAACGTTAATGTTGGCGATAGATTATATACTAAATCTTTAAAAGACGAACCACCAATAACAGTAAGCGTTTTAAACCCTGATGGTGACAATGTTAACGAACTTGATTTAAGTGCTAACATTACAGCAGCTACAGGAGATGCGGCATTTTTTAAATCAAAAAAATGTTATACTGTTAATTTAGTTCCTGATCTTTGTTCTAGACTAATGACAGGAATTTTATCAAAAAAAATATATCAATATTTAAATCCTGTTTTAACAATAAATAATAATATAACAGGTAGTGATTTTAAAATTTCTCATGATGGTGGAGTTGCCACTGGCTTTGCTAATGGCGAAGACTATACAACTTATTTAACCGGAGAACCTTTTACACACTCATCTACAATAAAAAGTAAAAAATCTAATTATGTGTCTAAGAAAAGTTTTGTAATGATACTAGATCTTCACGATGCGGCACATAACTGGACGGCTTACAAATATCCTTCTAAAAATAATGTTGATGATTTTTGGACAATAACTGATAGTTGTAAATACTCTGGCACTGAAATTGAAATCACAAACATGAGTATATCTGCTCTTAGTAGTAACACAATAACATTTAGTTATGACGTTGAGGTTATAAAGTGGGGTAGCGAAAACGTAACATTAGATTTAACATTAAATAATTTATTCACATTTGCATAATTTAAAATTATATGGTAGTATTAGAATTTAACGGTGGTTTACCTAACACTTCAGTAGAAGTATACGATTTAATTTATTACGTGGCTAATGTACAAAACCAATGGCAAAATATGTACATGGCATCTAACGAAGAAGTAGCTAGTGGAGTATCTACAACTGTTTTTTTAGGCGTGGTGTCTAGTATAATAACAGAGACTAATGAAAGTGGGCAGCCTATTTTTAAAATAGTAGTAGAGCAACCGCCAACAATGAATGTACCACCTGCACCTTCAGCTAGCGATTATATATTTTTTGTAAAAAATACAGAAACAGAATTATCAACATTAAAAGGATATTATAGTAGTGTTACACTAGAAAACAATTCTAAAACAGCAGCGGAGTTATTCGCCGTGTCTTGTGAGGTTGTTGAATCTAGTAAATAACAAGTAAAAAATGTAACTATAATATAGTAAGTTTAACTAATAATAAACAAAATATGGGATTACCAGCATTAATGATCGGATCAGCAGTGGCATCAGGCGTATCAAGTATATTTGGAGCTATTAGCGCGGGAAGAGCTAAAAGAGAAGCTGAAAAAAAAGAAAGAGAAGCTAGAGCAGAAATGGAAAGATTAAGGCAGGCGTATAAAGATTTAGACACATCTAATCCTTTTGCTAATCTTCAGAATCAGTTTTTAAACATGGAAAATACTATGGAAGATTTGACTGTAAACCAACAACAAGCTAGGTTTCAAGCTCAGCAATTTCAACAGTCACAAGCTAATATATTAGGTAACTTACGAGGAGCAGCTGGTGGTAGTGGTATAGCAGCGCTAGCTCAATCATTAGCTCAGCAAGGACAATTAGCCTCTCAACAAGCTTCTGCTAGTATAGGTCAACAAGAGGCGGCAAATCAAAGAGCAGCAGCACAACAAGCAGCTAATTTACAACTACAAGAAAGACAAGGTCAAAGTAACTTAGATCTTCAAGTAGCTCAAGGTGAACGACAATCACAACAAATGGAAATGGGCAAAACAGCGACGTTACTAGGAATGTCTCAACAAGAGACAGCGGCTTATATGCAACAAGCCCAAGCTGCTAATCAAGCTAAGTGGAACGCTATATCTAGCGGTATAGGAAGTTTAACTAACATGGTGGGATCTTACTATCAAGGAGCTGGAGCAAGATAATAAATAATATAATATGGCAAGAGATACAGCAGATACAACTTTAGTAAAAGGCGCAGCAATGGCTGCTGGCGCTAATATAGAAAATTATGGCCTAGCGGCAGCTAAAGGAATGACTGATATTAGTAAGTCATTTGGTGATTTGGGAGCAGGCTTAGCTAAAGAGCTTGGTGAAATGTCACAAAGATTTGATGACTTTGCTGATGCTGAATTAGCTAGACAACCAGATGACATGTTAGAGCCAGATCGAAAACGATTAATGGAGCAGCTAGAAAGAAGAAAAAAAGATTGGATAATAGGAGGAAAGAAAGATAGAGAAATGATAAAATTTGAATTAGAAGAAGAGGGTCAAACAATATCACAATGGGACGAAGTTAGACAAAATCTAGCTAAGAATAATAAAGATCTTAATAAAAAATTTAAAACAAGTGCATTAGGTCAATCAATAATTGAGGCATTACAAGGGTCTATAAAAAAAGATGCTAACGGCAGAAGAGGTTACTATCTCACTGATGATAATGGAAAAAAAGTATTTAAAACATTAAAGCAAGTTAATGAAATTATAAATCAAAATACTTATGACAAGGTAAGTAAAAATGTTATTGATGCAAATATAGATAAAACGATTAATAATTCTAAAAACGCTAAAGAAGGCGAAACATTTAACTACACACAAGAGTTAATGAATTATGAAAACATAATAACAAAAGGTAATGTCATATCACTGGCAACACAAGAACATGTCCCTGGTAGAATATTCTACGACGACTTACAAGAAATGCTTGTTAATAATACTTATGGAGATTTAGGTATTAAACCTAATAAGGTAAATAGATTTGACCCTACTCCAGAGTCTGTTGTTACTGAAGAGGACGCTAAAGTTATAGCTGATAACTTAATGAAAAATAAAAGATTAACACAAAGGTATCTAGCTACATACTTTACTAATTATGCTGAGCAGAATTGGTACAACTCAAATCCAAATAAAGGCGGTAATAGTCCAGATCCAGAGGGGACTATATACAAAGACCATGATAAAAGCTGGGACTATAAAATTGTAAATGGTAGATGGCAAGCTAAGCGTAAAAGCGGAGGCTCATGGCAAGATATACACGATAAATTCCCATCATCAGTAATTAAATTAAATAATAAATACCCTAACGCCGGAGGTGGTAGCTCTAGCGGCGGTGGAAGTAGAACAAGTGGCAATAACACTAAACGACAAACGACACCACAACCTGATCAACCTACAGGAAATAATGATGCGCAAAACAATTGGCTTCAAAAGCCAGCTATTAAAGAGTACATGAATAATGATGATTTAGTAATGGGTAGTGGTGATTTAGGAGTTACGGGTAGAGACGTAAGATATAGCGCTAATAATTTTGTAGAAAGATTTAATAATAAATTTGGAAAATACGGAATTAAAGCTAGAAGAATTAAACATACTAAAAACACTCTTGATCCTGATAAAATTGAAATTAGTTTTGAAGGGCTTGGTGATGACTTTAAAAAAGAATTTAAAGTTAATTTTATAAGTGGCACAGGTAAAAATAATATTTCTGCTTCAGCAATAAATAGATTTTTAGGAGATACGTTTGGGCGTTTAACTGACAACTAATCTAAACAAAATTACAAAATAATTATTAATAACGGGTAACTAACGAAACAGTTTATGGAAAAAGAAATGTACATTGTCCTAGATAGCGATGGTAATAAAAAATCATATTTTGTCGAAAACGAAAATGATAAAATTGAATTATTTAATAACGCAAAAGCAAACAATGAACAAGTGCTTGACGTAATGGGCAACCTTGTGAATTTTAATAACAAATCTAACAACAACAATACTGAAGATTTTAAGCCGTTTGAATTTAAAAAACCTAAATTACAAACAGAAATTGAAAACTTTTCTCCTCCAAGGTCTCAAGGTGAGTTTGAAAGGCAAGAGGAAACAAAAAAGTTTAAAGAGCAAAGAGAGCGAGCAAACGATCCTAATTACGTATGGAGCCCTTCCGACAATAAGTATATATCTAAAGATGAAACTGACGAGGCGTATACAAGCAATCTACAAAACATTATACACCATGACATAGAAGACGTGCCTGGCCCTGATTTAGCCCCTGGAAACATGGGTCGTAAAGAAGTTGATCGTTTAGTTCAATGGTTCAATAATGATAGTAACTATTCTAACTCTGGAGTTAAGTTAAATGTTTCATCAAGGGATAGTAAATTTGAAGAAGTAGAACTATTATTTTGGAACCAAGAGCCTGGACAGGGCCACACTTTTGATATTAGAGATCCTAAACTTTTCGACAATATTAAAACTCAAATAGATCAAGAAGTTCATACTGATAAAAAAATAAAAAATCTTGATTACCTATCTAAATTAATACCACCTCAAATATTAAACTACACAAACGACGGTTACGGTAACGACGAAGTAAACAAAGCTACATTTCATAAGAACCTTAATACAATTGTAAATTTTATTAAAAATAAAAAACAAGACACAAGTTATTTAGGTAGTTACTCAGATCCGTACTCAAAAGACCTCAACTCAAATATATCATTAGAGGAAATCGAAGAATTTTTTAAAGACCCTGTTAATAGTCAACAGCTTTTAATGTATTTAAAAGATGATGATAAAGATATTTTTCCTTTGGGCAATTTGCATGAAAGGCCCGCTGGGATGTTTAGATCTTACAAAAAATTTTCTCAAGGAGTTTTTCCAGATTATTCACCAGGAGACGAAATGGTTGTTCCAACTATAACAATGCCTGATGGTAGTGTAGTATCTTATGATTATATATGGAGAAATAGAAAGCAAGCGTATAATTATTGGAAAGAAAATAATGCAAATAGTGAACTGCAAAATGAACAAGAAAGAGTTTCTGAAGGAAATCCAAATATTAATAAGGATCAAAAAAGAGAATTATTAGTTAATAATTATGTTTCTAATTTAAAAAATTCAGAATATATATTAAACGCGTACGATGGAGATACTGATGCTGCTATTATTGACTTACAAGATCAAATAAAAGATTTTAAAGAAAACTACAAAGAAGACTCACCTATAAAAGAAAATACTGAGTATAAAAAATTAATATCAGAAAGAGACAGATTAATAGACCAACAGGGTTATACAGATGATATGAAATTGTTTGACGAAAACAATAACTTTATAGGCATAGATAAAAATTGGGTTTATAATAAAGAAAAAAATCAATGGATTAATAATAAAACTGGTGATGTAAAAGACGTTCTTGGTAATAATGATGACGCTGAAAAAAGAGCAATTAAAAACGATAAAAACGAGCTTGAAGACATGCTTGTTAATTCTGTTATTGATTTAAAAGAAATAGCAAAGTTAGTTGCATTAGATCATGAAAGAATACATGGAAAACATACATGGTTTCATAAAAAGCTTTCTGCTTTAGTTGACTTTGATAAATCAAGTTGGATGCGTGATGCTAGACAGCTTCAGAAAGTATTAGCAACAAATAGCATATTTAATCTTGACCAAGAAGTTCCAGGTATTTCAGAAGACTTTTTAGAAACAGGTATGATTGGAAAAGATTTACCACGCTTGACAAAATTATCTGGTAATACGGATTTAGAAAAAGAATTTAATAAAGCCTTAGAGGAGGTGGTTACAAATTATAGAGCGTTACAGCTTAATATAAATCCAATGAAAGGACCCGTTCAAAGTTGGATAAGTGAAACTTTAACAAAAGCACAAAAAACTTTTGGTGGAGAACATTATGGTAGTAAAATAACATATGATGATCTTAATGAAACGTTTGAGCACCAATTTAAAGAAAACGATGACTATTCGTTATTAGATATTGAAGATAGAGAATCAAAAGGTAGACAGTTTGCTGACGTTATTACAGGTGGGGTTATTGATATATCTCAATTAACTCTTGGTATTTTTGTAGGTAATAAGGTTACTGGCTTTAGCAAAGCAGCTAAGTTCTTACAAAAAGCAATGCAAAGCTCAAAAAGATATCAAAACGCATCTAAGTTTAAATCTGCTGTTGCAGATATTTCTTTTAGCGGTATTAAAACAGCTGTTGAATGGTCTATAGGTGAAGGTGTTTATTCTACTATAATTGGTAATGATATTCAACAAACTTTTTATTGGGACGATGAAAAAGGAGAAATGGTAATACATCCAACCGCTGCTATAGCTTTAGGGTCTGGAACAATGATATATAAAAAATTTAAAGATGTTGTTCATAAAGGCTTAATGACTAGATCAGCAAACTATAGAAAATTAAATAAAATAACACCAGATTTATTTAAAGCTGCTCAAAACACTGTTGGTGGTGGTGTTACTCCAGCGCTTCTACTCTCTGCGGGTACAGGCGTTGATCAGTTTTTAAAATATGGTAAAATTAATTTAGAGACAGAGTACGATGATGAAGGTAATATTATAACACCTAGCATGTTCGGTCCTGATGGTATGAAATCTTTGGCTGAATCTATCATAATGTTTGGTACTTATGGTTTAATGAAGGGCGGCCCTAGAATGTATTACAAGGCAGCTAAAGCAGATATATTAAAACTTAAAGGTATTGATGCGAACCAAAGAGTACATCAAAACTCTCTTAATATAGATCAAAAAGAGGTAGATGGCGATGGTATAATAGATCCAGATGTTATAGAAAAAAATGCTAAAAAACAAAGAAATAAAAATAATAAAAAACTAAAAAAAGTTACAAAAAAAATAAGAGAAGTTGAACAATCTAATACTTTAGATGCAGAGCAGAAAGGTAAAAAATTAACAGAGCTTGAAAATCAAAAAACAGAATTAAACAAAAAGAAAAAAGAGATAGACAATGCTGAAAAGATGTTAAATACTTATAACGTTGTTAATGAGGCTAGAGCTATTGCTAAAGCAGATAATGCTTATGACCAATATTTGCTACAAGAATTTTTAGAAACAGATGCTTTTACTAATTTACGCCGAGGTGTTGGTAAAATGAGTATAGAACAATTAGAACTTATTGCAGATCAAAAATATGGATTAAGACCTGAAGCTTTAGAAATAATATATGATAGACTTAATATAAAAGAAAGTGAAAGAGGTTACTATGATTTTGTAGTTAATAGAATAAGAGAAGATGCTTCTTACCTAGATTATCTTAAGGTTCCTAAAGGAATGGGTAATAAATCAAGAGAGAAATATATTAAAAACTCTCACAAAGAAGCTTTTAATGAAATGCAAATTAGATCATTAGAAGAAGCTTCTAAAAAAGATCCTAGTACTAAATCTAAAAACGATAACTTAATAAAAAAACTAAAAGAAGAAAATAAAAAACTTTTAGAAGAAAACGAACTTCAAATAGATAAGTTTAATAAAAACTTTAGAGAAAGATTAAAAAGAGAAAACGATTATTTAAGAGATGTAGTAGAAAAGCAAAATAAAACATACAAAACTTATAACACAAGAGATTTTAAAAAAGCCGTTGAAAAAAACGGTGGCGTATATGATAAGACAATGAACGCTTTTATAACAGAAAAAGGTGATAAAATATTTATAGATTTACAAAAGGCCTCAAAAAATAAAAGTTTAGGTTTAGGTATACATGAGGTTGCGCATATGTTGTTAATAGATTCTTTTAAGACTACTAAAAACGGTAAAAGAGTTGTATCAGAGCAAGGTATTAAAACTATAGACTACATGCTCGATAAATTACCGGGTGGTAGATATGGTAAAGATTTTAAATTGCTTAAAGATGTTGTAGAAACAAACTATAGATATGAAGTTGATGTTGAAGCTTCAAGAAAAGCAAGTATAGAAGCTGGTGAAAGAAAAATAATTTATAAAAAAGACGCTAACGGAAAGCGTATTGAAAAACCAAAAGAAGAATACTACGAAGAATACGTTGGTAAATTAGCTGAGTTTATAAAAGAAGGTAGAATAAAATCAACAGCTGGATTAGGAACTAGAATAGGTAAAGCTTTTTACCCAGTATTAAAAAAAGGTTTACCACAGTTATATAAATTTAATATAAACGGCACAGATAGTAAAAAAGCTGGAGCTGACATGTTAAAGTTTATAGACTGGATGGCTACTACAGGGTTAACTAAAAACGTACTTGATGTAGGAGTTGGCGGCAAAAGTTCTAGCGGTAAAGGTCCTGGTGCTGAATCACGAGATATAAACAATCAAATACAACAACTTAAGCCAGGTTCAGAACTTGTAGTTAAAGAAAATACTAAAATAACAAATGCATTAATTAAACGAGCCCAACAAAAGTTTGGTGATAATTGGAAAGAAATACTAGATAGCGACGCACCAGAAAATAAAGCTAAACAAAAAGAATTTGCTAAAGAAACTACTGATTTAAGAATGGGTGAAACAAATAGTATAACCTCTGTTAACGAAGGTGTAGTATACTACATGGTTAATCACCCTAAGTACGGTCGTAAAGGAGAGATAGCTGGTGGATATGATAAATCTGGAAAAACGCAAAGAGAGTTTATAGAAGGATTTAAAAAAGAATTAGAGGATCTAGCTATGACTTATAACCCAGCTAAAAATGATGCTGTTGGGGCTTACTTACTTCAAACTATAAAGAAAAGATATCCAGGTATAATGGATGTTGTAAGCAAGGGATCTAATACTAAATCTTTAACTACAGAAGACGGCACTCAAATTGAAATAAGAGATTTAGATAGTTACGAAAAACTTGAATCAGAAAATATACTTGAATTAGAATTTAGAAAAAGAAGAAGCGAAAAATTAATTGAAGAGGTTAGTAAAGAAATATCGCAATCTAAACTAAGAAGAGAAATAGGTATAGAAGATACTCAAAAAGAAAAAATATTTGAACAAGTAAAAAAAGATTTACAATTAACAAAGTCTCCTATTGGCACAACAAAAAAAAGTTTTTTAAGTTCATTAAATAAAGCAACAGAAAATTCTCATTATGATATATTAAAAGATTTACCTAATGAAAAAATAATTGAACTAAAAGATGCTATATTAGAATCTATACCTATATCAGAGTTGGTTCAGATGGGTAAGTTTTTACCTCAAGGAAATATATTTATAAAAGAATATACTCACCCTACAAAAACTAAATGGGGAGCTAACGCAGAAATAATGGAGTTTATGGGTATTAGACCTGATGGCGGATTTAAGTTTAATACATCTGGAAAAAATTTATTACCGGAAATGAAAAGTTTATTTGATGTGTTTTCTAAAATGCCTCAAGCAGAACAAAAAGCTTCAGCTGAATTTAAAGAGTTTAATAAAAAAATTAAAGCTGGCTTTCCTAAAATATACGAAAGAAGAAACGTTGGTATTAACGAATGGAAAACATATATAGAATCTTCAACTAAAGGTAAAAGGCAAGTCGCTGAAAAGTCAGGAACTAAAGGTAACAATAGAATTAATCTGTTAAAAAAATTATCTACATCTTTAACTAAGGATGCTATACCAGAAATACTTGAAAACAATAAAGAGTTTGTAGATAGATACATGGACGTTAAAGGGCTTAAGGAACAGGTAGAAGCTAAAGCATTAATAGAGCAATTTATTAATAGTATAGAAAGAAGACAAGGTATGCAGTTTTCTAAAAATGTTGAGCAAGCTTTAGAAGAAGCTAGATTAGAAAGAAGAGAAATGATTAATGCTGGTGAAAAATCTATAAGAGGCATGTTTAATATTATAAACAAAATAGCTGATGTCGGTGTTCAAAATGTTTATGATTTTAGTCCTGTAGGCGAAAAGTTTAAATATGAACTTAAAAAAGAATATAAAAATTTAATAAGTAACAGCGAGGCTAAATTTATTTTTGAAAATTTAATACTTGAAAATAAAGTTTTTAATCATGAAGGCGGAGTCGAAGTTCAAAAAATATTAGAAGGAATAGAGTCAAAAGGTAATAAACGTAGTTTAGGTTTTGAACAGTTTATTATGAATCAATTTAAAGGTGTTAAGGGCATAGTTTTAAAAACAGAGTTTCAAACAGAAATAGGGGACATGGCAGATGTTCCTGCTGAAATAGCTGGTAGAGCTTTTAATGTAGAAGTTAAAATGCACAATGCTAGATTAGGAAGTCTTACGGCTAGTCTAAATATGAAAAACAATACTATAGGCGAAGTAACAACTAAAGATTTTAATAAGTTTAGAGACAAAGCCCAAATAGAATCATTGCTAAAAGAGTCACTAAAAGGTTGGAGAAAAATAAGAAGTTATTATAAAAAACTTTCTACAATTCCAGAAGGAACTGTAATTGACGGAGTTGAGGTTAGTAAAAGAGATAAAATTTTATTAAAGAATTTTAACAAACATAACAGCGCTATTCCAGGCTGGGCTTTTAAATTAGCTTTAGAATCAAAGTTATACAATCAAGCTAGATCAACTGGTGTTTTTAAAGAAACTCTTATAGAAGATATGTATATGCTAAAGACAAACCCATCTGAATATATGTTGTGGTTAGGAAAAGGCTTGTTGCATTTAGGTAAAAATAGTTTTGGTTTAGAAACCACTAAGTTAGAAGGAGAGTTTTTTGGCAGCTGGGGCCATAGTAAAAGATCTATTAAAAGCAAGACAACTAAACATGAGGCTTTTATAACTAAAAAAAATCCTAAAGGTATAATTGATGCTAGCGGTCTGGTTACAGCTAGCTTAAGATTTATTCCCACAGCTAAAAAAGTAACTAGCAAAAACTCTAAAATAAACGTTACAAGTAAACAAGGTTTACAAGTATTTAATAGAAGCGTTAAGAACGCTACTAAAATAATTAAAGCTCAAGAAAAAGCTAAAGCTCAAGGTCAAGCTTCTAAATCTATTAATAACGTTATTGATTTTGCTACAGGTAAAATAAAAAGAAAAGGTATGTCTACTTTTGATTTTGACGATACGGTTGGTAGAACAAAGTCAGGCGTTAGAGCTAGAGTACCTAATCCTGATGGAAGCCCTAAGCCAAAACGTAAAGTTATATTTTTAGCTGGTGGTGCTGGTAGTGGTAAGGGTAATGTTATTAGAAAACTAGAATTAGAAAAGCAAGGTTTTAAAATAGTTAATTCTGATATATCATTAGAGTGGTTAAAAAAGAATCATGGTTTACCTGAAAACATGAATGATCTAACTAAAGAACAAAGAAGTATATTAGGTAAATTAGGCCATGAGTCTAGGCAAATAGCTAAACGTAAAATGATGAAGTACCAAGGTAATGCGGAGGGTGTTGTCATTGACGGAACTGGTGGCTCAGTTAAAACAATGGAAAAGCTTGTTAAAGAGTTTAAAGACAAAGGGTATGATACTAGTATGTTATTTGTAGAAACGTCATTAGATGTAGCCTTAGAGCGTAATAGAGCTAGAAAAGAAAGATCATTGCTTGATGTTATAGTTAAACGTAATCACGAGGCTGTACAAAAAAATAAACCTTCGTTTAAAGACATGTTCCAGCAAAACTTTATGGAAGTTAAAACAGATAAGTTGACAATGGAAAGCGCTATGCCTAGAGAGTTGGTATCAAAAATGGGTGAGTTCGTTAGAGGCTATGAAAAAATTAGATTAGACGCTGAAGAGTTTGCTAGTAAAGGAGAGATGATTAAAAACAAAGGAGGTGAATTTGATTTTTCTGAATTTAATAAAGTTGTAGAAGGACAGCCTGGTCCTTTCCTTGAAAAACTAAAAGAAAGAATTAAAGAGTACGGAAGTAAAGATGTATTTATTTTAACAGCTAGACCAGCGGCGTCAGCTACCGCTATAAAAGAATTTTTAAAAGAACAAGGTATAGATATACCAATAGAAAATATAACAGGATTAGGCAATAGTACTGGACAAGCTAAAGCGCAATGGATGTTAAAGAAGTTTTCTGAAGGCTACAATGATATGTATTTTGTAGATGATGCTTTTCAAAATGTTAAAGCTGTTAAAGATGTTTTAAATAAACTAGATGTTAATTCAAAAGTTGTTCAAGCTAAACTTCAATTTAGTAAAAATATTGATGTTGAGTTTAATGACATAATAGAAAGAATATCTAAAGGTAAAATTAAATCAGCAAAAGAAATGTCATTAGCTGAAGCTAGAGCTTTAGGTAAAGGTAAAGGTAGATTTGATTATTTTGTACCACCTTCAGCTGAAGATTTAAAAGGATTAATGTATTATCTTTTAGGAAAGGGAAGGCAAGGTGAGGCTGATATGAAATTTATTAAAGAAGCTTTATTTGATCCATGGGCTAGAGGCATTAGAGATTTAACTATTGTTAAACAAAAAATGGTTGAAGAATATGCTAAGCTAAAAAAAGATAATAAAAAATTAAAGTTAGATAAAAAAGTAGAAGGAACTCCTTATACTGTTGACGCTGCAATTAGAATGTATTTATGGGAAAAAGCTGGACACGAAGTACCTGGTATAAATAAAGCTGAACAAAAAATATTAACTGACTACGTTAAGTCTAGACCTGAATTAATTTCTTTTGCAGAAACGTTAGGTTCTATAAGTAGAATAAAAGAAGGTTACGAAAAACCTAGTGATTATTGGATGGTTGAAAGTATAGGAGCTGATTTAAATAATATAACATTAAACAGAACAAGAAAAGATTTTTTACACGAATGGATTGAAAATAAAAATATAATATTTTCTGAAAAAAACTTAAACAAATTAGAGGCTCAATTTGGTCCTAGCTATAGAGAGGCATTAGAAAATATGCTTACTAGAATGGAACTAGGTACTAATAGATTACAAGGTATAAAAGACGGGCCTACTAAACTATGGTATGATTGGGTTAACGGTTCTGTAGGAGCAACCATGTTCTGGAATACTAGATCAGCAGCTCTACAAACTATATCTATGGTTAACTTTACAAACATGGCAGAGAATAATATATTTGCTCAAACAAGAGCGTTTGCTAATCAAAAACAATTTTGGTCTGACTTTGCAATGTTGTTTAATTCACCTATGTTAAAACAAAGAAGGGGTGGTTTAGAAATAGATGTGTCGGCATCAGAGCTAACAAATATGTTTCAAAAAAGTGGTAAAGATCCTAGAGCAATATTAAAGTATATGTTAGAAAAAGGTTTTACACCTACGCGTATTGCGGATAGTTTTGCTATTGCTATGGGTGGATCTGCTTTTTACAGAAATAGATATAATAAATATATAAAACAAGGTATGTCTAAAGCTAAAGCTAAAGAAAAGGCTATGCTAGACTTTCAAGAAATAGCTGAAGAGACACAACAATCTTCTAGACCTGATTTAATATCACAGCAACAAGCTGGTCCGTTAGGACGTATAATACTAGCTTGGCAAAACACGCCAATGCAAATGACAAGATTAATGAAGAAAAAATTATCTGATTTAGTAAATAGAAGAAGAAAACCAGGTCAAACACAAATGCAAAGTGATATGGCAAATTTATCTGGTATATTATACTATGGTGCTATACAAAATTTATGGTTTGGTATGTTACAATCAGGGTTGGCTTGGACAATGTTTGGTTCTGACATGGAAGACAAGTTTGAAAAGCAAAGTAATAAAGTTTTAAATGGAGCATTTGATACTTTGTTAAGAGGTACTGGTATTTATGGTGCGGCTTTTTCAACAATGAAAAATACTGTATTAAGATATTATCAAGAAAAAGAAAAAGGATTTATTAAAGGAGACCAAGCTTACACTATTATTGAAGCATTAAATCTTTCTCCACCAATTGGTAGTAAAGTTAGAAAAGGTTATAA